CTGTACGGGCGAACCCACTTGTCTTGGCAAACTTATCCCCCATGTCAAGCAGAACGATGTCAGGCTTGTATGTCTTACAGACAGACTCCACCCAATTCATATCACGACCTGTCGCATCTTTAATTTTTATACGCTCTTTTACTGGCTCATATAACTCACGTGCCTTTGCTGGATTGTCTTTTATCTCACGCATTGTCATGCCTGTAGCGGCAGTTAGATAACGTGCGCCTACACGATGATAGCCCTCTTCGTTACATAGGATAATACAGTTAGCACCCTGATGTGCAAAGCCGCCCGGTGCTGCAATTGTTGACGCATGAAATGATGTCTTACCTGTGTTAGGTCTAGCACCGACCTCAATCAAATGCCCTGCGTTAACACCCTCTACCTTACGTGTTAAACAAGGAATGTTGAACGTCCAACGTGCTTCAAGATCGGCTTTTGCCATGAGTGTTTCCATATCAATATCATCCCATTCTATATTTAAATCAGGTGTAAAGTCATCCCCGTATTGCTCAAGCAACAAGCGCAAAGGCTCAAGGCTAGTCTTGTCACCATTGACATAATCAAAACCAAGATTAGCAATGTCCTCACCCACTACCTGCTGGAATAGTTTAGATAACACTTCCTGTGCTACGTCACTACCCATCGGGGTTTCTGTCTTAACTTTACGAAACAATCCTGCGTATACCTGCTTCTGTGCTGTTGTAAGCGTAGGATTGCTTGTCATAAACAATGCTTCAACTTCGTCAGGCAACACACTACGGTCATACCGATCCATTGCAGTGTCGATGGTGTGCTTGATCTTACGCACATCTTTGCTGAACAGTCTGTCAGGGCATCTAGCCCCACGGTGATCGTCATAAAAAGATTTGT